GTTGCCACGGTTTCCTATGACCCACAAACAACAAGCGCCGTTTTATCATGCGAATCAACGATTGAAACCTACCAAACGCTAGACGGCAAGGTTTACAAGCACATCGACGATCAATGGAAATTCGATTTGGAAATGTTAGCCGATTGGGGCGCAACATCGTCGCTATTGGAAGCAATGTGGACGGCTTGTGAAAGCGCACCCAACACCGTTTTGGCCGTTTCGTTCACCGCCGTCACCGGCGCGGTGTGGACGTTTAACATCATGCCGGTATTTCCAAACGCGGGCGGTTCTGCACCGGACGCACAAACCGTTTCGCTATCATTCGTCGTAGTGGGAACACCCGCCGAATCATTCGCCTAACAACTAAGAATCGGGAGAAAATAAAATGAAACTACCAATCACAATCACATACGCCAACGGTGAATCCGTCACATACGTGGCGGGTTTGCCCGAATGGTCGAAGTGGGAACGCAAAACGGGAAAATCCTTATACGCGGCAACGAAAGAAAAAATTGACGCGGAAGGAATTGGCGCGGTTTACCAACAAGGCGATTTTCTATTTTTGGCGCATTCTGCATATGTAAGAGAAGCCGCCGGCAAGCCAACAAAGTCTTATGACATATGGGAATTGACGGTTGAGGCAATCACGATCGGGGAACCCGAAAACCCAAAAGTTTCGGAGTCGGAAGCCTCGGCCGAATAATTTGGGAATTGGCAATGCGGTCGGGTATGTCACCAAATGATTTCGAATCATTTGAAGATATCCTTACCGTACAGGATATTTTAGGAAGGCAAGCCAATGGCAAGTGACGCAATTAGTTATGACAAGGCAGAGTTGCGCGCCATTCTCAAATCATTCAAGGCAATGGACGAGGAAGCCACAAAACAGGCTAAAGAAAAAACAAGCGCGTTGGCCGAATATGTGCAAACAAAAATCAAATCAGCCGCCGGCACACGTGGCGAAGGGGCGCGCCGCGTTGCCGACGGTTCAAAGGTTTCCAAGTCATCAAAGATTGGTGAAATTTCATTTGGTTACGCAAGCCAAAAATTTAGCGGCGGCGGCACGACTCAACAATTGTGGGGCGGCCTAGAATTCGGATCTAACAAATATAAGCAATTCCCGGTGTGGTCAGGTAGCGAGGGGCGCGGTTCACGCGGTTGGTTTATTTATCCAACGCTAAGAAGCGCACAACCCGAAATTGTTAAACAATGGGAAAATGCGTTTTCCGATATTGTAAAGCGGTTCGACTAATGGCGGGCGGTTCTCGGACTCTCAAGCTCTCCATTTTGGGTGACGTTGACAATCTAAACAAATCATTGGCGGCAGGTTCCAAAGACGTTGACACGTTTGGCGACAAAATGACGAAAACCGGAAAAATGGTTGGCGCGGCATTCGTCGCCGCCGCCGCCGCCGCGGGTGCGTACGCCGTGAAAATCGGTGTTGACGGCGTAAAGGCCGCATTGGAAGATGAGAAGTCGCAACGAATTTTGGCGTTGACATTACAAAAAACAACCGGTGCAACCACCGACCAAATCGCCGCCATTGAAGGTTACATCACTAAAACGGCATTGGCCACAGGTGTCACCGATGACGAATTGCGCCCGGCACTTTCACGGCTCACGCGATCAACCAAAGATGTTGAGGAATCACAAAAGTTGTTGAGCCTTGCAATGGACATATCAAGCGCAACGGGAAAACCGCTTGAATTGATTGCAAATAGTTTAGGCAAAGCCTATGACGGGAACGCCAACGCATTAGGCAAATTGGGCTTAGGCATTGACCAATCCATTTTGAAAACCAAAGATTTCAATTTGGTTTATGAAAGCCTGCGCGGTTCATTTGCAGGATTCGCGGCCAATGAAGCAAACACATTTCAGGGCAAAATGGCGCGGCTCACGGTTGCATTCGACGAGGCCAAAGAGTCAATTGGATATGCGTTATTGCCAATCCTTTCAACGCTCATGAAATTCGTGACCGATAGCATTATGCCCGCAATCAACAAATTGACCGATTCATTTTCCATGAACGGTGACGGTTTAGGCAAAACAATCAACGACGTGGCAACCGTCGTGAAAGATATTGCAACACCGATTTTCACGGCCATGCAAGGATTGTTTGGCAAAATCAAAAAGGTTATCGACGACAACAAAGAATCATTCACGGAATTTTGGGAAATTGTCAAATGGTTAGCGCCAAAAATTGGTGCGGTGATTGGTGCGGCCGTTGAAGTGATTGGCACCGTAGTTTCCACAGTTATTTCACTCATTGGCAAAATCATGGGCGCGGTCAAACCCGTGTTGAATTTCGTCATTGATTCAATCAACACAATTATTTCAGGCATCAATATCATCAGCCCATTCAAGGACATTCCGAAATTGGACAAGATTGGTTCGACGCCAATCTATACGTCCGGCGGTGCGGCAAGCATGGGCGGGGCAACGGCCACAGGTAACGCCGCCGCCGCGGGCGCGGCTACTATTCAAGCGGCGATTGCGTCGGGGGCAACATCGACGGCAGGGGCAAGCAAAGCGGGATCAACGGCAACAACCAATCCATTTGCAGGGTTAGGCGTATCCGGCGGCGGGTCGGTTGTGAGTAGCGATTATGCACAACGCAACGCGGGTGTGGTCAATATTAACATTGGCATGGCGGGCAATCCCGAAGGTACGGCGCGGGCAATTGTTGAAGCATTGAATGATTCGTTTTACCGTGGCACGGGTGGCGCGGGCGCGCTACAAATGGCATGACGCAATGGACACCCGTTTGGCGGGTAAAGATTGACGGTGTTGCATATACAACGGCGGTGTTGTCGACATTGGGAATTGAATCAGGTAGAAAAAACATTTATGAACAACCACGCGCCGGATATGTTTCCATTGAGTTACTAGATACCGACCGGACGATTGTGCCAATTGCAATCAATTCAACAATCACCGTTGAAATCAAAGATACAAACAGCGCATGGGTATTTTTATTCGGTGGCAACGTCGTGGATATTGGTTTATCAGTTCGCAATGTTGGTTCGGCTATGTTTACGCAAACCTACAAGATCACGGCATTGGGCGCGTTGGCTAGATTGCCCAAAGCGACAACAACCGGCGTGTTGGCGCAAGGCGGGGACGGAACGCAAATTGCAACTATATTAGCGGCGTTGTTGTTCAAATCATGGTCGGAAGTTTTGCCAACATTAACATGGGGTACATACGACGCGACGACCACATGGGCAACGGCAGAAAATGACGGATACGGCGATATTGACACTCCCGGCGATTATACGTTAGCCGCGCGATCATCGGCCGTAACGGATATTTATTCATTGACCGCCGCGCTCGCAACATCAGGGTTGGGCTATTTATATGAATCACCAACCGGCTTAATTGGGTACGCAGATTCCACACATCGCACCGCATATTTGGCGGCAAACGGCTACGTTGAATTAGATGCCAACCAAGCCCGCGCCACGGCAATTTCAATCGCTACGCGCGCCGGCGATGTTCGCAATTCCGTCACAATCAAATATGGCGCGGGCGGTACAAGTGAGGTCACCGAAACCGATTCAACGTCAATTGCAGAATATGGCCTACTTTCACAAATTATCAACACCACGATTTTGAATGGTGCAGACGCCACAACACAAGCCCAATTTTATTTGACCCTAAGAAAAACACCGCGGCCGATTTTTGACGAAATATCGTTTGACCTCACCAACCCCGAAATGGACGACGCCGACCGAAACTCATTGCTTAACATTTTCATGGGCGCGCCGGTATCATTGACCAACCTGCCCGCCAACATGAACGGCGGCGCGTTTCAGGGATTTGTTGAGGGTTGGCGATTCAACGCCGGATATAAGCGGTTGAGTGTTACCCTATTCATGACGCCGTTGGCCTATTCATTGCAAGCAATGGATTGGGGCGACGTGCCAATTGTGGAAATTTGGTCAAGCGTGTCGCCAACGCTTGATTGGGCAAATGCGACAATGGTGGCGTGAGAGAGGAAACATA